TTGCTTTGTCAACACTTTTTTTATACTTTTTTTATCTTTATAGCTTTTTAAAAATGAATCTTTTAAAGCATGTCGCATGTAAGCTTACCTTTAGTCTTTATATTAGTTATAGCTATATTAGATATGACTACATAAATAAAGTCTACAGGGGAAAATAAAAATCCCTCCTACCTACTTAAAAAAATTTTTGACTTTTTAAAACTTTTAGTATAAAATAACTATAATTAATATGTTAAAAGGAATAAAAGTGAATATTAAATTGAAGATGGCTGATTGGTTAAATGAACAGTTAAGTAGTACTGGCGCACGAAATGTAGATATAGTAGAAAAGTTTCATAAGGTAAACAAAACTATGTCCCCAGCCTACATCTCAAACATACGCCGAATCGGAATGTCAATGCGTAAAGCTCGTGAAATTGCAGACGTGATGGGTTGGAGTCCTCCAAACTTAATCGACGGTGAAATCGAAACCGAACCTCCCCTCGAAAACTCCACCACCCGCATAACCATCTCGTCCCTTACGCCACGAGCTGGTGTTGACGTGTCAGCAAATGACAGTGAAGTAATCGACCTTGTTAGAGTATCTCGTGCTTGGTTACGTGGGCAATTCCCCAACCTTACCAACTTGCAATCCCTTGCCCTATGCAACATCGTCGGAGACTCCATGGAACCCACCTTTGATGGCGATGACACTATCTTGGTAGATTGTTCTACGAAGCAGTTTGACTTTGACGGTGTGTATGTATTTACGTATTACGACACCTTGCTAATTAAGCGTATCCAGAGGAGACCGGGCGTTGGGTATATGGTGATTTCGGATAACAGGGACTTGTATGAACCTTACAAGATTAACCTAGAGGACCTTGCAAACGTAACCGTCCACGGAAGAGTAATTGGCAAGTTTGGGTTTGACCGAATGTAACAAGCTTCCTGCTTGCAACTAACAAACACACACTTGCAAGTCTTGCCCCTGCTGACCGTGTTACCATATAAAAAAGAAAGACCTCACATAGTGAGGTCTTTAAGCTTGAGAAGAATACACCTTCTTGATGGGTGTTTAGGTGATTAGGAGATAAGTGGGGCAAGAGCGATAAGGAATGACGATAAGGAATGAAAGCTCCGCCCACGCTTGTCATTATAAGATCTTATTGGATAAATTGCAAATGAGTGTTAAAATGACAAACAATATATTTGAATTGCTTGAGCAATATGAGACAGATAAAGACGTATTTAAGCGTATTGGGTTGTCAAAGTATGCGCAAGCAAGCTTGATAAAGCACCCAGAAACTTGGCAAGTGTATGTGAATCGTCGAACGCAGTATGCGCCAGCTCACCGAAGCGATATTGCTGCACTTGACCGATGGTTTGCTGAACATTCTGGATTGTCTGTTCATCAGGTACGTTCGGTTACACGAGCAATGAAGTTGCAACCAAAACGTCCAAAGAAGGTGACGAATCGAGAGCAGGATTTAGTTGATTACTACACGTATCGTAAAAAACTTGCTGAACATTTGTACACCTTGATAAGTGGGCGTAAAGCAGTAAACGAGATTGTTCGAGAGACTGGATTAAACGAGCGTACAGTTTATCGTCGAATGATGGCGGCCGTGCAAGAAGTACGTCCACAGGTAGAAACAAAGTACGACTTGAACAACATGACGGAAGCAGGTCGTTTGGCGTTAGCAGAAAAAGTGCGAGCCAACGAGCTTGATAAATGGGACGAGAAAAAATTAGCTTTACTTTCTGACGCAGAGAAAGAGGAAATTTGGAAAAGAAGATGAGCCTCAATCATAAGCGTCAACGATGAGGACGTATGAGAATAACGATTGACGAGCATCTTTTAGGGCTTGAAAATAATCAAGGTATTAACCTTGATGGCTTAGAGAACTTGACGGAAGAAGAGCTATTGGACTTGCACAATGCGGTTCTTAGCTTTCTTCCTACATCTCACTTAAATGACTTAGACCTTGAGCAAGAGCTTGTGCTTCAATTTAGACGAGCGCAACACTTGCAGGATTCGGTTTTGAATCGCCCAGATATTCCAGCGAATCAACAGGCGCAAGTACTTAACTCCGTTGCCTCCACCTTGCAACAACTTGTCAAAATGCAATCCGAGTATTACACGTTTGAGCGATTTAAAAAGATTGAAGGGTTGTTGGTTAACATGGTAAATCAATTACCTGACGAACAAGCAAGAGAGTTTATCAGAAAGTATGAGGAGGAGTTAGTTAAATAATGGACACACTAACTCGTCTCCACTTGCAACGCTTGAAGAACCAAACAATCAACAAGTTCTCGCTTGCTACCATTCCAGAGTGGATTTCACAGAATACTAGAGTCAACGGCAACCCCTTTAGTTATCAAGGTCACGAGTATCAGGAAACGATTTTGCGTGACACATCGCAGGAAGTGGTGGTCATTAAGTCGTCCCAGATGGGGATTACAGAGATTTCAATACGCTTGGCGTTGGCGTTGTGTGCGGTAATACCAAATTACACATTGATTTACACATTGCCTACAGCGTCTTTTGCCTCAAACGTAATGGGGACTCGTGTTGATCCTGTGATTACAGAATCAGAAACCTTGAAGGCGTTGGTTAGTACGCAGATTAACAATAACGAGATTAAGCAGATTGGAAGCTCGTTTTTGTACATGAAAGGTTCGGCATCGGGGAACGCTCCAATCTCAATCCCAGCCCACCATTTAATACATGATGAAATCGACTTCTCCGACCAAGGTATTATTGAACAGTATCAATCTCGCTTGACACACTCCCCTTATAAGCGCAAACACAAATTCAGTACGCCGACTGTACCCGGTTATGGGATTCACGAGGCGTTTATGCAGAGTCGGCGTTTTTATGAGTTTTTGAAGTGTAACCACTGCAACCATCAGTTTGTGCCTGACTATTATGAACACGTGACGATACCGAGTTGGGATAGAGGACTTGAGGAAATCACAAAAGCCAACTTGCATACAACGAAGTGGCGAGAGGCGTACATTCGCTGTCCAAAATGTGGAAAAGCGCCTAGCAGAGACTTAGTACATCGAGAATGGGTGCTTGAGAATCCTGATGATGACTACATTGCCGCTGGGTATTATCTCTCCCCTTTTAGTGCAACGTTTATTTCCCCTTCCGACTTGATTCAAGCGTCTACTAACTACAACCGCCGTTCTCAGTTTGTGAACTTTGCGCTGGGTAAGCCGATGATGGATAGTGAATCATCAATCACAAGAGAAGACTTACTAAGTAACTTGATTAATAGTGTTGACGGAGTTACGGGTGTTACGGTGATGGGGGTTGACGTTGGGTCAATGAGTTACGTGACGGTGATGAAGCTATCGCCAGACGGGTTTAGATATATTATTAAAACGGCGGAAATCCCTGTCCACCAACTTGAAAAAGAGATCAACAACTTGCGAGTTAAGTATCTCCCTAGAATGATGGTGATTGATGCGCTTCCGTATACAGAAACCGTTCTTAGAATGCAACACACGAACCCTAACCTTTTTGCCGCTTTTTATGTGGAGCGAAAAACATTAGAGCTTCAGTATACGATTAGCAAGGAGGAAAACAGGGAGGAAGGCAAGATGGAGCTTAACCAAGTTAATATCAACCGCAGTAAGGCGTTTGACGTGTTAATGGACGATATCAAACTTGGTAACATCAAAAAAGTACGTGAGGACCATGACGAAACTTGGATTTCCCACTTGCAAGATATGAAGCGAGTGCAGAAATTTACTACAACCAAAGACCTAGAATACGTGTGGCAGAAAAGTGCTAAAGGAGACGATCACTTCCACCATAGCTTGCTGTATGCAGAGACAGCGGCAAGGATAGTTGGGGTATCGAGTTCAACACTCATTCTGCCTTCCTATTTGTCTACGTTTAAAGTGAAGAAAGAATCTAACATTCATTACGCATGAACAATTAATTGACAAAACAACCTTGCACCAATAAAATATCCCTACCAATCATTTGATTAACATATAAGGAGTGAGTATGGCGTTGGGTAAGGAACAAGGGGAAATGTTGTGGCGAGAGCGGTTTGATAATTGGGTTGATGCTTGTCACCAAAAGCACAACTACAAATACAGTTACCCTTCAAAAGAAAGGGTTAAGGACGACAATGGAAGGTGGAAGATTGAAATTGTATGTCCTACTCACGGGTCTTTCTTTCAGGCACCAGAAAAGCACAAGTTTGGTAGAGGTTGTCCTTATTGCTCAAACAACAAGAAAAAGGACACGGGGATTGAGTACGCCACTAAACATTGGCCGGAAATTACTTGGGTTGAGGAATTTAGTGACGCTTACCAAAACAAGCGAGCAAAAGGCATTTGCCCTCACCACGGGGAATTTAATAAGCTTGTTACACAGTTAAGAGGGATAGTAAAAAGTGGCAAAGGTCACGCTTGCCCTAAGTGCGCTAAGATGAAGACAGGGAGAGAGGCACGAGTTCCCGTGTCTGTTTGGTTACAAAGGATTAAGGCGAATTTTCCTGAGTATGAAGTTAATGAATCTACGATTAGGAAGGCTTCAGATAAGGTTGAGGTGACTTGCCCATCTCACGGAACTTGGTATCCAGTCTTACAAGATGTTGCTGAAGGTCATGGTTGTGGTCAATGTTGGAAGGAAAGCAAAACATCTAAAGGAGAAAAAGAACTTAGTGAGTTCATTCAGTCTTTGGGTTTGGAAGTATTCGAGAATTTCTTTTTAGAAAAACAATCCGTGTTGCACGATGGTTGGGTTAAAGATTTAGGGGAGTTTGACGTTGTTGCCCAGCGAAAGGACGGAAGTTTTGTTTTTATTGATTACCACGGAATGTATTACCACGGAGACAAAGTCAAACGAAACCCTAACGCTCATGTAGAAAAGTTAGAAAAGCTTGATAACACAGGGTTTCAGTACATTCAAGTGTTTGAGGACGAATGGAAGCTACAGAATAGCAAGGTGAAGAATCGACTTGCTCACATACTTGGCGAGAGTACTTCGGTTCACTACGCAAGAAAGTTGTTGCTTGAGGTTATTCCTTGGAAGAAAGCGGAAGCATTTTACCATGCCCACCACTTGCAGGGATCGGGTACTAAGACAAGTGAGAATTACGCCTTGATGGAAGGTGACGAAGTTATCTCTTGCATGTCTTTTGCTAAACCTAGATTTGACAAAGAGGTTGACAAAGAGCTTCTTAGATTTGCAAGCAAGGGTTCTGTTGTTGGTGGATTTAGTCGCCTTTTAAAAGCGTTCAAAGCCAACAACCCCAACTGTAAAAAGTTGCTTAGCTATGCAGATAGGCGATGGTCGGAAGGTAAAATTTACAGTAGTTCTGGGTTTGAGTTTGTTGGGGTTACTAAACCAAACTATGCTTGGTACAAGAACTTGAAGAAAGTTACACGATATGACGCTCAACGACACAAACTAAATGATTTATTTTGTAAAGAGTTTCCCGATAGTTGGAGCGAATCGGATATCATGCGTTCCGAGGGCTATTGGAAGGTTTATGACGCTGGTAACTCTAAGTGGTTGTTAACACTATAAGTATTTCAACAAATAATTAACAAAACTTGACACTTTATATTTCATGTGTAATAATTAGGCAAAATAACAATAATAAGATTAAATGCTTAATAACGTAAAGCGATTTTTCAGTTGGCGTAGCAATACTGAGGGTAAATCAGGTGTTGCATCGGGTCTACAGGTGAAATCTCAACTTTCACCTGTAGAATCCCCTACCCGCTTGAAAAAAGGGTATCAAGCCATACCCAGCTATTTACGTTCGGCTAAACCTGACAAATCAAACAAGTTAACACTAACAGACAGAAACCTTGCCACAACGGATCTTTCTCGAACGTCACGAGGGGTGCCAACGAGAGATCTGTTAAGAACGTTAACACATGCCTCACCAGATTTGTCGGCCGCTCGTAACGCATACTTGCGTACGGGCATTACGGGGTCATACACGGTGGTTGCCCGTAATATGGACGGGACAGTGAATCCAGAAGCGACAAGACTTGCTAACGAGTTAGCTAACCGCTTTGACGTATTGCCGGACTACTCCAACGGTTTTTCTGGAACACTGTCCATTCAGTCCGTCTCTGAATCACTTGCCAGTGAATTATTTACATACGGGGCGATGGCAGGTGAACTTGTATTAGGCAAGGATTTACTGCCTCAGCGAATTCAACCTGTGTCGGTTACTACTATTGAGTTTTACCCTGACGCTGATGGGTATTCCCCAGTTCAACGTATTGGCGACAGCGAAGTCAACCTAAACATTCCCACGTTCTTTTACATTGCTTTAGACCAAGATTTGCTAGAGGCTTATTCGAGTTCCTTGGTAGAGAGTGCAATTCAACCTACCCTTTTCTCTGAACAATTTCTATCGGATATACGCCGAGTGGTTCGCAAGGCGGTACACCCTAGAATGAAAGTGTCGATTGATGAGGAAAGCTTCCGAAAGAATATGCCACTTGAGGCTCAAGTGTCATCGGAGGAACAGGAAAAATACTATGGCTCGGTTATATCTGACATTGAAAGCAAAATTAACAACTTGGAGCCTGAAGACGCTCTCGTATATTTTGACACGTTAAAGATTGAGCTAGAAAACAACGGTAATATTTCATTGTCAAGTGAGTATCGCACACTTGAAGATATGGCGAACGCCAAGATGTCAACAGGGGCTAAGGTAATGCCAGCTATGCTTGGGCATAGTTCAGGAACATCTAACGTAGCTTCCACTGAAACCTTAATTTTTATGAAATCCGCCGAGGGAGCTATCCGCTCTAAATTGAATGAGTTTTACTCAAAAGTGATGACGTTGGCGGTCCGTTTGTTTGGGTTGGACGTTACGGTTGAGTTTAAGTATGCCAGCATTGACTTGCGTCCTGAATCAGAGCTTGAAGCATTTAAGTCAATGAAGCAATCTCGTATTTTGGAGCTGTTGTCTTTAGGCTTGATGTCGGACGAGGAAGCAAGTATCGAGTTAACTGGTCATCTTCCGCCTACAGGCTATGTACCTAAAGCTGGCACGATGTTTAAGTCCAGCAAGCCATCTGATATTAACCCCTACAATGGCGAGACCAATGACGGGTCGGCATTTAATAAATCCTTGAAGCCAGATACGCCTACAGGTGTTAAGGGCGAGAATAAGAAAAAGAATAATCTGAAGGAATAACATGCAGAAGAATTTACTTTGGGCTGGTACAGAAGACTCGTTAGTGTCAATGATAGAACGAGTTAAAGGCGTAGCCGACTTGAAGGCTTATGCCGAAGGTGCTGTAGATGTTGGAGGTTCATCTATTCTTTCCGTCCATGGAAACGTAGGTGTAATCAGTATCCGAGGGTCTCTTGTTAATACGGACCTTTGGTACAACGAATTAATTGGAGCGGTTAGCTACAACCAAATTAGTAATGCTTTGGTTGAAGCTGCCGAACTTCCTGAAGTTCACAGCATTGTGTTGGATATTGACTCACCCGGCGGATATGTGAGTGGCGTTTCAGATACAGCCGACTTGATTAAATACATCGATTCATCAATTAAGCCTGTGTATGCCTATACAAGTGGGACGATGTGTTCAGGGGCATATTGGCTTGGCTCTAGTGCTCGTGAAATTTATGCAGCTCGCATTGCTAACATTGGTTCGATTGGGGTAATTACGACTTCCATTGATATTTCTAAACAGCTTGATGAAGCAGGAATTAAAGCAACTGTGATTCGAGCTGGCAAATACAAGCAAATGGGAAACATGTATGAGGAGTTGACGGAAGAAGGTAAACGCCAAATCCAATCGATGGTTGACGATGTTTACAAGATTTTTGTAGGAGATGTGGCTTCCAACCGAAATAAGAGCTACGCCTACACTGATGAATACATGGCTCAAGGGCGAGTTATGTTGTCGGAGTCTGCTAAGACTGTAGGGTTGATTGACGGCATTATGTCGTTTGACCAAGCCCTAATTAATATTTCAAAGAGAACCTTAGACAAACGTAATTTGTCGTTTGAACACACTAATAATAATTTAGGAGCAACCATGAAACAGAAGAAAAGCTTAGTGGGTGCCGTGTATCAGGATTTATTTCAGGTATCGGCAGGAAAGATCACAGCCTCTATTGATACAGGCAAGATTGAAAAAACTGTCGATACGGGAAAGATTGAAAAAACTATTGATACAGGAAAGATCACAAGACCTATTGATACAGTAAGCCTTACCTCTAAAGAACCAAAAGGTGAAACCGTTCAGGCTCAAGAAACTATGGCTGAGGAAACAGTTACGCAAGTGGGCGAAGACTTGGAGCAACCTAGCGTTGACGAGACTCAAAATAACAACCTAGTTATCCTTGATGACGGAACGGTGGTTGATGTTGAGGCACAAGAAGCAGTGAGCTTGGAATCTAATACGCAAGAGGAAGTTGAGGTTAAAGTGTCAGAAGACAAAGCTCAAGTAAATGAAGGTGTATCAGAAATGTTTAAGTTACTTTCTGCTAAGGACGACCAAATTGTCGACTTACGTATCTCACTTGAAAAAGTGAAAGCAGAGCTTGAAGAGTTCAAGGTAATGGAAGCATCTCTAAAAGAGATTATCGCTAAGTCTGCTCAAGGTATGCAAGTAGCCCTTGGACAGCCTCGTTCTGATTACTCACAATCCAGCTTGAAGTCAGTACTTGAAGCCCACGCTTCAGTTTCTGCAACCTTTAATAAGTCCTTTAAGGCTGGTCAGCGTAGTGTTACAAACGTTAACACTGACGAATCACCTAACAAGGACCAAGACAAACCTAAATCATTTAAAGATCTAACTGCCTTGCAACGAGCAAGCGCAACGGTTCTGTAAATCCACTTTAGCTAAATATGGAGAAAAATATGGCTAAATTTAAAGTAGGACCTTTGGTCCAAGAAGTAGCGGAAACTTTCCGTGTAGGCACTAAAGCTGCTCCACTTGTGGACGCAGATAAAGGAAAATTAGTAACTGTAGGCAGTGAAGGTAGCCAAGTTGTGCTAGGTGAGGCTGACGGTGAAATCTTCGGATTCTTAACTTCCGTTGAACCTTCCACTCAAGACGGCTACAAAATCGGAGGTGTAATCACCAAAGGTTATGCGCTAGTAGATACTGGCGATGTAGCGGTTGGCGAGTACGTAGTGATTGAATCTAACCCTGCCTCTGGTACTGCTGGAAAAACGAAAGTTAAAAAAGCAACAGGAACACCAAAGTACTTGTGGCAAGTTGTTGATACTGGCGTAATCCGCAAAGTATAAGCTTTCTCACGATAACAAGAATAATAAGAGGAAATAAACATGGCTCATTATATTGATGCTCAAGGCGCAAGCCAACAGGTAAAGATTGAACCTTCCATTTACTTGGAAGCAAAAGAGGCTAACGTATCCGTTGAGACCTTGATTAATAAGCGTCACCCTGTACAAGAGGGTGCTCCTTCCGCATTCCGCCAAATGGCATCTTCTTTGGGTTTATACCTTAAAGAGGACCGAGAGTTAGGAATCCGCCCTACCCTATTACAGGACGTACTTGATGGCTCTTGCATGAATGTTAGTGCCAATACTCGCAACGATGTACCAGAGTCTCGTATCCTGTTCCCTGCCACTATCTTGTCAACTATCGAAGACAAATTGGCTCGCGACTTGAATACAGCTGCTGCTGCATTTGACCGCTTAGTTGCTTCTACTGAAACCATTGAGGGTTCTGAGTTCAAGCGTGTCATCATCAATTACGACCGTCCTAGCGAATACCGTAGCCAAGTGGTTGCCCAGCTTGCACGTCCTACTAACATGACGACTCTGACTGTAAGTGAGCGTAGCCAAAGCATTCCTACCACTGCACAAGGTATTGAGTGGTCTGATAAATTTGAGCGTGCAGCAGGTTTAGATGTCATCGCACTTTCTGTTGCCCGTAAAGTTGCTGTAGAGTTAGACGCACGAGCTAACCAAAACATCTTGGCACTATTAAACGGTGACGAAGACTTAGGTATGGAGCCTTTAAATACTGTTCAACCTTACTTTACGTCTAGCCAATTTGACGCAGAGTCTAAGGACGGAATCCTTACCCAAAAAGCATGGGTTAAGTGGCTTTACCAAGGTCGCAGCTACCGCTCTATTGACTGGGTGGTTACCGATATTGACGGAGCGTTAGCGATTGAGAACCGCTTAGGTAAGCCTACTGTTCAAATTGATGATGGCACATCTCCTCGCATTAACTCTCAAGCGGTGATTGCTAACCCATTAATCCCTGCTCAAGTACAGGTATTTGTTACTGAAAATCCTGACTGGCCAGTTGGAACAATCATGGGCTTAGACAGCCGTTATGCTGTAAAACGCATTAACAGCTTGAGTGCAGACTACTCAGCTACAGCTGAAGACGTGATTAAACGTAGCAAAACAATGCGTTGGGATACAGGATCTGCCGCTTTCCGTTTATTCGACGAAGCGTTCTCAGTATTAGAGCTTAAGTAGTTTAGATAAGAGGCTTCTTCGGAAGCCTCGTTAAGGAGTACCAAATGACACAAGCACGTAAAACAGCAACTAAAGCTAAAGATGGTTTAGTAGAAGGCGTTTCTTTGGATCAGATCCGAGATGTTCCAACTGACGAAGAACACAAAGCCAAAGCAGCTCAAGAAAAGAAGAATTACGACTTATCTGATGCAGTTAAAGTTCAAACCACTTCAGGCGGAAACATGTATGACCCTGAAGGTGATCAGTGGATCACAGGCCGCTTAAACCTTGCAGCTAATACGGACTGGCTAAAGCGACAAATTGCCGCTGGAAAGATTGAATTGGTGAAGTAAATGTTGACAGACTACACAACCCACGAAGATATTCGAGCTGTCTTGGGTGTTGAAGAAGATGAAATCAACAACTCAACAATTGAATTAGATGTGTTTATCACTGGGTTGGAGTCTGATTTGCATGAACTAAATCCAACCCTTGATAGCACGTTTAAGGTGATTAAAAGCAAACAACCAGAAGATGTTACACCGCTTGAGAGGCGTGTTGTGAACCTAACAAAAGCATTTGCCACTTACAGTGTTGCCAAACAACTTGCTAATGCATTACCGATGTTTGCTCCACGGATTATTTCAGACGGAAAATCTTCGTTGACAAGGTTTTCTGGCGAGCCTTTTAAAGAGGTTATTGAGGGGATTGATTCTCAGTATAAGTTAGCAAGAAGTCGCTTGCTTGCGGTACTTGATGAATTACAATCTGAATCAAAAATAATTAGCACTCGGTCAATCCTTTTTGTTTCAAGCCCCTCTTACGACCCTGTGACAGGAGAGTAAATGAAGCTTTCAAACGTCGTTAAGTACTTTAACAATACCCCCTATTATTGCGCCTACACAGGTGATCTTATGGGGTATGGTCAGTTGGACGTTTGGGACGATTCAAAGCGAGACGGTCTTACCGTTCAGAGGCGTATATTCGAGGTTGATGTAGGGTCACCTATGCCTTCTCGTGGGGTGATTACTTTTGAGGGCGACCATTGGCTCGTAGGTTTTCTTAACAAAGACTTGTTCCAAGGTAGAGTTCACCGTGAGAAATACGTCTTACATCAAGCGGAAGAAGAAGTTGACTATCGAAGCATCAAGGAACATCTTGAAGACGCTGAGGGAGTTGGCATCTTTGCGGCAAGAGTTTGGATTAAGACAACGTCGCAAGTTGAGATAAGCAGTGAAAAGTTCAACCAAATGCAGGTATTTACATCACGTTCTGAGCCTGTAGAGGTTGGCGATGTGTTTACTTTCTCATCAAAACAATACATCGTGACAGAGGTCTACCCTTCCACCGCTGGACACCAAGTATCAATCTGTGAGGAACTTGATAAAGGCGCATTAGAAGTTGGGGTTGTTTCAGATGAGGTTTATGACCCTATTACTGAGACGATGCAGACTACAGATAAACCTATAAAAGTGTTTAAGTTGCGTTGGCAATCTCACTTTGACTATTTAAGTCTTGCTACTCCTAACTTTGAGCGTGGAGATATACAAGGAGCGACCTTAACCCAACTTGAGACGGGCACTGTATTGACGCTGTCTAATGTTCGATGGAGGGTTAATCACGTACAGCAACGAGAAGGGGTTTATTTCCACCACTTGCGGAGAGCGTAACATGATTAAACTAAAAGCAGCAAACTTGCGTAAGTTTGAACATGAGATGAACAAGTGGATTAAGGAATCCGAGCTTGAGGCGACTGAGGTCGCTAGAGGGTTAGCTGTAACAGGGTTTAATCAAATTCTTGAGCGATCTGCACAGCGTTCAGGGGATTTCGCAGCTAACTGGCAGTTTAGTATCAATGCTGTTAATTATACTTTTAAGAACCTAAAGTTATTGCCTGAAGGTGCAAGCCCAGATGATTGGTTTATTATGGGCGATAAACCTGCTATAAACTACGCCAAACAGAATAATAAAGGTCGAGATAGAGGGTATAAGCTTGGCGATACATTTTATGTTTCTAACTCTGCAACAAATGCAGGTAATGACTACGCTGTTTGGATTGAAGAAGGGTCTATTAACTTTCGTGAAGGAAACTTGGGTATGCCTGTGGCATCAGCAATGATTTATATTGGATCGTTGTATGGTCATATTGGGAAAGTGCAAGTTCAACAGTTAATAGCGGAGAGGTTGTAAATGGTATTTGGTGATGTAGATGCAAGAAACGAGCTTGTGAAAGCCATTGTGGCTTTGTGGAAGAATTCCCCATTTAAAGATGTTTCTATTTACCATGAGAACGGTCCTACCCCAAACCTTGACCAACTATCTTATTTTGTTTCTTACGAAATACAGATGGTAACTTCAAAGCAGATGACGCTTGGTGAAAAACCAATTGACAGAACATCAGGGTTTGTACAGTTTTACTTTGCTGGTAAAGCAGGTACAGGAACACTTAAGTTGCTTACCATGCGAGATTTCGTAAAGCAAGCACTAAAAGCTAAAGTATTTAAATCGCTGAAAACAACAATCCCTAGTCCGGGACGAAGTGATAAAGATAGAGGTTGGCATATTGAAACCTTAATTGTTCCTTTCTATTTCGATGGAATGCCAATTGCTATGAATCACTCAGACGAAACACCTTGATAACCACTTTAAAATAGGATAAAATTGACACATTAAATATAATTTGTCAAATAATAAGCCTAAACTATAACCATAATAAAGGGCAAACAAATGACCGCTACAGCATCTAGTAATCTCGCACGCTTGCGAGTAATTGAAGAAGAAACCTTTGGGGTAATTCCTTCCGCAGGTTCTTCTAAAGATTTACGATTCACAGGAGAATCCCTTAACTTTTCCCTGCAAACAGAAGAATCTCAAGAGATTCGGGCTGACCGTTTAACCGCAGACTTAATTCAAGTGGGAGCTGAAGCCTCTGGAGACGTTCAGTTTGAATTGTCTTACGGAACGTTTGACGACTTAATGGCAGCCGCTTTAGGTGGCGAATGGAAGACCAACGAGTTGACCACAGGTTTAAACGTTAAAACCTTTACAATTGAGCAAGGGTTTACGGATATTAAACAATACATTACCTATACAGGAATGGCAGTTAGTAGTATGAACCTTGAGTTTGCTATTGACTCGCTTTTAACTGGTTCTTTTGGGTTCTTAGGAAAAGACGCAAAACGCACTGAAACAACTACTGTCCCTGCGGCCGCTGATGTTCCAATGACTGAGGTAATGAACTCCGCAGCCAACTTTGCCAACTTGACAGTTGCAGGTCAAGAATACCCTTGTGGAATTAGCTCTATCACTTTAAATGTTGAGAGTGGTGTACGTGCCCGTAAAGGTCTTGGACACTTAGGAGCTTGTTCTATTCAACCGGGTAAATTCAACATCACGGGGGATTTAAGCGTTTACTTCTCTGATGGTACGGTTTATGACAAGTACATCAAGAATGAGGCATTCTCATTGTCTTGGTCAGTAGCTGATGCCGCAGGAAATAAGTATGAGTTCACCCTACCCCATATCAAAATCACAGAGTCTTCAGTTAACGCTGAGGGACTTGACAATGACGTTGCATTAAGTATTAGTTTTAGTGCTTTAGTTGACCCTGTAACTAAAAAGGCAATTACGATTAAACGTACCAACGCTTAAATATGGCAAGCCCTAGTAAGCTAGGGCTTTACGAGAGGATATATGTTAGATTTATTTAAAGAATTTGCTGTAAACCTAGACGCAGAAGTAAACGGACGTTGGGTTGACTTTATGGGTGTTAAGTTTTTGATTGCCCGTATTAATAACACTGAATACAATAAGCAAGTTGTTGAGTTATTAAACCGCCACAAGGACGATAAACTAGAGGACGATCCTCAGCTATTTAATAACGAGTTAGCTCGCATTATGTCTAAGACAATCTTGTTAGGTTGGGAGGGAAAAGTTGGCTTTAAAGGTAAAGAGTTGAAGTATTCTCACGAGAACGCCTATAAGCTATTATCTGATCCTGCTATGCGAGATTTCCGAGACTTTATTAGCGAGGAAGCGAGTAAAGCTGAAGCTTATAAGTTAAAGCTTGAGGACGAACAAGAAAAAAACTAACTGAGGTTCTTAGTTGGGAACTGACTTGGGGGGACACAGTCCCTGCCATGATAGCATTAGAGAAGCAAACAGGGAAACCTAACCCACGTCTTGCTTCTCGACCAAAACTAAGAGCCGAGTTAACCCCCTACTTTCAAGCGTTTAACTCGCTTAGTAGATCAAGACAATTTACAGATTCAAGCATACTTCCGTTACGGATAACGGAGATAGAAGCCTACTTGAGGATATTAGGTGTACCACAAGGTCAAGCACAGCTTAGGTGGCTCAGGTTTATACAAGCCATGGACGGGGTACACATGAAATGGTACTCAGATAGGCAAAGTAGAAAGACCAAGAACAAATAAATAATAAGGTCACCTATGGCAGATGCAGGAAGCACCTTAATTTTTCAGGTGCAAACAAAACAGGCAGTAGAAAACGTTAATACGTTAAAAGCTGCTCTTAGTTCTCTACAAAAAGAAGCCGCTACATTAAATGCGGCTCTTGGCGTATCTAAAACCACGCAATCCATTGACAAAGCTGCCTCCTCATTTACTCAGTTGGGTGCAGTCACCAAGCACGTAGATAGTGCTACATCTTCAATTAATCACATTGGGAAAGCAGCAGATAAGGCTCAAAACGTCATTGTTCGGTTTAACCGAAGCTTAAATGGAGTGAGTCTTGGAACTAAAGAACTATTAGACGGTAGCGCAACTAATGGGAAGAAGTTCCTCAATACGTGGAACAGTGTACTGAAAGACGCTTCAGTCCAAGAGGTTATTAGAGCCAAAGAGCAAGAGGTATTTAATCAGAAGATTCAGCAAGAACGCTTGAAACAAGCTGTTCAAAGCAACAAGCAACGCTTAAAAGACGAAAAAACACTTGCTAACTTAAGAGCAAAACAAGCGAGAGCTGATTCTAAACATGCGTTTGAGGAGATGCTTCGTCTTGAAAGTCTTAAAGTTAAGCAATCCGAAGCCTCAAATAAACAGCTCCTAAAAGATCAAGAACGACTAGCACAAGCTGAACGCTTGAGAAATAGAGAGCGAATCAAAGACGTATTTAAAACTCAAGAATTCCTTGAAAGACAAGAAGTAAAGCGTCAAAAACGTAGAGAAGCAAACCGAGATAAAAACTTACGTTTTATAAGAGCTGACGCTGACGCACAGTTAAAAATATTGGAGGAAGTTGAGTATCGACGCTCTCAAGGTCAAAGCAGAGCTTCTTTAGCTAGACGTTTCGGTAGTCAAGCAGTTGTAGATAATACAGCTCAAAATGTTGCAAATCTAAGAAAAGCTTCAAGAGATTCACAGCTTGCTAAGGACGAGCAGAGATTGCTTGCCTCTCGTGAAAAAGCAATGGCTAAAAGCCTTAGCCGAGAGCATCTAGCAAGTCTTCAAGACAGAGCTTACTTAGCGTATGAAAAAGAGCTTGAACGAGCAAGAATAAAGCGCAATCAAACAGATAAAAGGATTGCTGACACACGAGTTTCTCAAGCAACGAAAAACGCTCGGTATGATCTTTTAACGCCTGAAGGAAAGCTCAGAAAAATCCAAGAAGCTCACGAGATGGCTAACCGAGGGGTTCGTTCCTCGTTAATTGCTCGTACCGTAGGTTCACAAGCTTTCATAGATAGTCAAACACCTAGAGCGATTCAAGACCTATATAGAGCTTTAGAAAACACAAACGCAGCCTCCAACAGAGCTTCTGAAGGAATGAGAAAGTTTGGAACGCTTTCTCGTGACACTCACGGATTTGTCAGAGGCTTGTCAGGTGCCTTGAATCAATTGTGGATGACTTATGGCGCATTAGCTCCGTTGTTGACTGGTGCGGCTATCGGGTCTATTGCTAGAAGTACGTTTAACGTTGGTAAAGACCTTGAGTATCGATTAAAATTTGTTGAGGCTTTAGGTAATGCACCTATTAAAGTAGACCAAATCATGCCAGCGGTGATGGGGTCTATGAAAACGCCTTTAGAGGCAGCGGAAGCATTACAAGCCTTAGCACAAGCAGGATTCACATCAAAGCAATCCCTTGAAGCCTTACAGGCTACCATGCAGTTGTCTACGCTTGGTGAACTTGGCATGACAGAAGCAGCGATTGCGATGACAGGTACAATCTCCGCCTTTGGTTTATCTGCGCAAGAAGCATCTAAAGTGGGTGATGTATTTGCTAAAGCAGCGGCATCATCTAATACGTCCGTAGAGCAGATTAGCCAGTCAATGCGGCAAGCTTCAACCGCCGCTGCACAATACGGCATCTCAGTAGAAGAAGCCTCCGCCGCCCTTGCTGTTATGGCAAAACGTAATATTACAGGTTCGATGGCTGGTACGTCCTACCGTAATATGTTGAAAGAGCTTTATACGCCGATTGCCAGAGGAGCTAAGGCGATGAAGACGCTTGGGTTATCTGCTTATGATACCGAAGGTAACATGAAGGGTCTGACGCAAATTCTGCAAGAGTTAGATTTGCGCTTGGCTGGGTTAACTGAACAATCAAGAAACGAAACCCTTGAAGCTATTTTCGGAGAGCGAGGCGGACGGGCTATTCGTCCAATCCTTGATGACTTAGACGCTTACGTGGACATGATCAAGGAGATGGAGGGTTCCATTGGATTCCTTGAAGAAGCTAGTGCCAAGCTTTTAAATACGACCGAAGGTAGAATTAACATTTTCCAGTCTACCTTGCAGCAGTCTTTTGCTAAGGCGTTCGCAGGTGTTCAAAAAGATGTAAACGCAGTCATCAGTGAGCTAACAAAACTAGTCCGATCCGAAGGATTTATTTCAATAATTGAGTTAATCACAAGGTCTTTTGCGTCACTTGCAACGACTTTGATGGACAATAAAACACTCATCAGAAACGCCATCATTGCATGGGGTTCACTAAAGCTTACCGTAACAGCGTTATCCTCTTTACAGAATGCCGCTAACGCTGTATCCAAGGCAGGACTTGCAATAGAAGAACAGCGAAATAGAAAGTCTATCGAACTGCGAGAGAACAAAATGTTAGAAGCGGCTGCTCGCAATCGAAATACGGCTAGTATCATCGCTGAGACAAATGCTCAACGTTCTTCTGCTTTGGCTGATAGGTTCCCTAACGCCAAACGAGGATTGGACGGAGGAGTAGGTAAAAATTCTTCAAAACAAACGGCAGCTAATGTTGGAATGTTATCTGCTGCCACTGCGGCTGTTGCTTCTTCTGCTCAAACAGCTAGTAAAGGGTTGAGCTTCGTGGTGGGTGCTGCTAGTCGAGTACTACCCGTAGTTTCCTTCTTGTCTCTAGCCTATATGGGTGCTTCTTGGGCAATGGAGACCTTTGGTTCTAAGACTGACGAAAGTACTAGAGCACTAGAGAATCAAAATGCGTTTGTTGAGGACTTAATTGAGCGTCTAAAAGAGCGTAACAGATATCTATCAGAATCCAACACAGCTTCGTTCTTGCAAGAAGAACAAGCACAGTTAAATCAGCTTGAAACTCTCACACAACTTAAGTTTGAAGTTGAGGCAATTGAGGAAGCTCAAAAGAACCTTGGCGATTTCATCGACAGCAATAACGCTAGATATCAAGAAGCGGTACAAATTGTTGGCACTCAAGATGAAATATCTAACCGATTGATTGATACGCTAGCAGGTATTAATACTGGGATAACTGCTAATAATGAAAAGCAGAAGTTCTTCAAAGAAACGGGTCAGCAAACAGAAGAAGTAATTCACGGACAAAATATAGCGTTAGAGTATCAAGATCAATTAAACGACTTAAGAGCCTCTAAAGCAAATCAAATTCTAGCCATTGAACAACAAATTGCTCAGGTGATGGCACGTAATGAGGCAGCCGCACTTCGTCGAGCATCTTCCTCTGTTGTAGGCGGTTTTGAATCCCTTGCCAACCAAGCGAGATCTTCAAGTGCTAAAGCTGAAGCTTTAAGAAATCATGGAAAGGTTGAGGAAGCCAAACGCCTAGAGAAAATGGCGGCTAAAGAATCTGTTTATCGCAATACAACTGAGACTTTAAACGCCAAGTACATGTCTTTTTCTCTAGCCCTTGACAACGCCATTAAATCGGGTGATACAGAAGCCGCTAGTAGAATTAAAAAAGCAACCGAAGAAGCACAGCGACGAGATGAAGTATTACTTGAAGAAGCTCGATTATATGAGAACTCCTTGAAAGAAACGGTGGACTTTGGAAACACTAAAGGAGGTGGTGGGGGTTCTGGTAAGAGAGCAAGAACCCCACGATACAAACCCACGCAAGACGAAAGATCGTATGACCGCATCGTTCGCTCAGCTAACGATATGCGACTCAAGACTGATGCCCACCTTGGCTCTGCTTATCGTCAAACCCTTGAGCATCAATCAAAACTTCTTGACGATGTTAACAAGAAATACATGTCTGAAAAGGATATTTATGTACTTGAGTACAGAAATAGAATTGAAGATGAGTACAACAAATTAATTAAAGATCGTCAAACCAAAATTGAAGAACTTGAGGCTGTTGTAAGAGAAGGTGCAGGAGGATCTTCAGATTATACAAAAACTCAAGTGGAAGATGCTAAGGCTCAGATATTAAGCCTTAAGGAAAACATCGACTTAGTTGAATCCCATAAAGTGAAGGCTTCCGCTCTTGCCGCTCAATTTGCTGATAACGAGTACACAAAGCAGTCGGGCGCACTTTCAAGATTGAGAGAAGAACATTCAAAGTTACAAACTGATATGGACAAAACATGGTACACCGTTACTGATGCCATGATTAGCCACTGGGATAGAGCGGTTGATTCCTTAGCTAATTTTGTAGCAACAGGCGAGATGAACATCAAGCAATTTACTGCAAACACGCTTGCAGAGTTGTCAAAGATGGCGTTTAAGATTGCTGCTAACCGAATCTTACACTCTATTATTGGCATGGTGTTTGGAAGCGGAGGCGGAGGTGGAGGTTTTCAAGGTGGCTGGGGAGGTTCAAGCCTAGGTAGTTTACCTATTAACTTCGCTAAAGGAGGTGCTTTCGATGGAGGATCAAGATTAACAAGGTTTGCTAGTGGAGGTGTTTTTACAAACTCCATTGCAAGACGTTCACATGTAGCACCAATGGCAATGTTTGGGGAAGCTGGACCAGAAGCCATCATGCCCCTAACTCGAATGCCCGGTGGCGACTTGGGTATTCGAGCAATTCCAACTGGGGCACCAGATGGAGGCGCAAGTGTCAACAACGTGTCCGTTGTTACGCACGTCGTTGTTAACAGCGATGGCTCGGTAACAAGTGAAACATCAACAGGAAGTGGTGACGCCATGTACAAACAACTGGGGGATATGATTACCAACCAGACCAAAGCTATTATCGTAAAAGAGATTGGACAAGGTGGGTTGATTAGACGAGCTATTCAGGAGCGATAATGGATTACTTCGAAGAAATTGTGGACGTTGGAGCTTCTCAATCCTTGCTGTTTGCAACCAGCAGTGTGAAATTTGGAGACGGATACTCTCAAGTTGCAGAGCTGGGATTAAAACCAACACAGCAATCATGGAATATATCCATGACTGATACCAAAGCTAGGACTCATCAAGCGTTGAGGTTTTTTAATGATCACCGAGGGGTTAAACCTTTTTACTGGGTTAACCCTTTTGGGGAGACACTAAAGGTAACTGTAGATAATGTACGTTTAACTGGTCCTGACGAAGGAGGCATTTATGTCCTAGAAGCTACATTTACGGAGGAGGTTTAATGCAAACTTTTCAAACGGTGATTGATTTTAACCCAGAGGTTGAATTCGCTTATAATGACTTAAGCCAAAGTTTTTCTGACAAAACAGCTAAAGTAACTATTCAAACAGGCATTAATGCCGTCTCTCAACGATGGAATATTACAGTCTCTGGGCGGATTTCCAAAGTAAAAGAGGCTCAAAACTTTGTTCTAAGCCACCTTGGAAGTCGCCGTTTTAGGTGGAGAACCCCCGTAGGCGAAGATCTTTATTTCAGATGCATAGAATCCACACTTAACTTTCATTCTCCTGTTACTGCCAAGTTATCACTTGTACTTGAGCAAGTGTTTGTTCCTTAGAAATAATCAATAATTGCCTTTGATAGCTTAATTGACAATTTTTTTGATTGAGGGTATACTACGAGTATTCATTAATAATAAGAATAATAAAAATGACAATTAACTCTCAGGCTCAACTTCTTGAACCGGGCGCAGAAATTGAACTATACGAATTAGACGCTACCGGTATTGGTGGCGAGATCTTACGTTTCCACGGTTATTTGTCAACTAAGTCTATTTGGTGGCAAGGTAAAGAGTATAGAGCGTGGCCGATTCAAGCAGAGGGTTTTGGTTTGTCAGGAGAGGGTCAACAACCCACTCCTACACTTTCCGTGGCTAACTTAGACCAGTCTCTCTCCCCTCTCCTAGCATTTCTTGATGACCTTGTAGGAGCTAAAGTTACCAGATATAAAACCCTTGGAAAGTTTTTGGACGCTAAAAACTTTCCAAACGGTAACCCTCATGCCGATCCTACAGAGCAGTTTAGACCCGAGATTTATTATGTTTATCAAAAGAAAGGTGAGGACCATCAAGCGATTGAATTGTCTTTGCGTACAACCCTTGATTTAGACGGGGTTTTTCTTCCACAGCGACAAGTAACTTCAAATCTTTGTTCTTGGGTGATGATTGGCGGTTACCGAGGACCTTATTGTGGGTATACAGGTTCTGTATTTACTAATGAACGGGGGGAACGAATCTCTGACCCCAATAAAGACACTTGCGATGGCAAATTATCCACTTGCAGATTAAAGCACGGACTTAAAGCTAACTTGCCATACGGAGGGTTTCCTGCGGCTTCCCTAGTGAGGACTTAATATGCGTAAAAAAACAATTGAGGATATCAAGCAACACGCATTAGAAGCTTACCCGAAGGAAGCTTGCGGACTTATTGTCAAGGACGGTCGCAAAGAGCTTTACATTCCCCTTGAAAATACATCAGAAAACCCTGAAGAACATTTTAGAATTTGCCCTGAAGCGTACGCTGAAGTTGAAGAAAAATATCAAGTGATGGCTATATTTCATAGTCACCCAGAGGCAACGTCTAAACCTAGTGAAGCGGATAGGGTTCTATGTGAAGGTACACAGCTTCCTTGGGTTATTGTAGGTCTTTACAAAGACAATGTGACAGGGGAAATGGTTGTTTTAGACCCCTTTCAATTCGTGCCTGAAGGCTACGAAGCCCCCCTTGAAGGACGTATTTTTCACCATGGTGTATTAGATTGTTATTCTCTTATTCGAGATTATTACCGTCAAAAGCTTGGCATTGAAATCATGGATTTTGAGCGCAAGGACAATTGGTGGGAAGACCCTAACGCAAGTAGCATGTACGAAGACCATTTTGAAGAAGCTGGATTTGTCAAAGTTACTGATGGCTCGCTTAAAGAGCATGATGTAATTATTATGGAAATATGTTCTTCCGCAGGTCCAAACCACGCCGCCGTTTATCTAGGGGATAACTTAATGCTCCATCACATGGCAGCGCAACCGTCCACTAAAGCTGTGTATGGTGGCTCATGGCAATATGCCACACGGTTTGTCGTGCGATATAAGGATTTTATAGATGAGTAAGTTACGTACAGTGCGTCTTTACGGGTACTTGGGTTCTAAGTATGGTCGAGTTCATCAACTATATGTGGACAATACAGCGGAAGCTATTCGTGCATTATGCACCCAGCTTGAAGGTTTCTTTGAAGACTTGAGAGATAGCGAGGAAAAAGGTATTGGATTTGCGACTTTTGTGGGCAAGCAAAACCTTGAAAAAGACGACTTAGAGAACCCTGTCGGTGATGAAGATATTCGCATAGCCCCCATCATTATTGGTTCTAAGAGGGGTGGAATCTTTAGTGTGATTTTAGGTGTGGTGTTAATTGCCGCCTCCTTTATTGTTCCGGGGGCTGGGGCTTTCACAGTACTTGGGTTTGCTGCTAATGGTACGTTATTTATGATGGGGGCTTCCCTACTTTTAGGTGGTATTGCTCAAATGCTTGCCCCTCAACCAAAACTTGATATTGACGAGCAAGCGGTGTCACCTAATAAATCATTCAACGGTCCTGTCAATACAACAGCTAATGGAGGGATCGTTCCATTAGCAATCGGTAAAGTAATGTGTGGGTCTGCGGTTATTTCAGCTTCCATACGTGCTGCTCAATTAGCCAATAAGTAAATAACTGTTTGAAGTTTAAGAAGTGAAAGGTCAAATGAACAGCAATAATAAAAACCTTAACAAAGTTCAAGCCATCGAGGGTTACGGCGGAAAAAGCAAATCCAAGTCAAGAACGCCAAGAGAAGCTAAGGATACTCTTTTTAGTGAAGAATATGCCCGAATTATTGATTTAATTTCTGAAGGAGAAATTAAAGGGTTAGTTAATGGCTTGAAGTCCATTTATTTGGACGAAACCCCTTTACAAAACAAAGACGGGTCATTTAACTTTGAAGACGTAACTGTTTCCACACGACTTGGGACGCAAGCCCAAGAACCGATCAAAGGTTTCCCTGCCTCTGAGAACGAAATTACACTTAACTTGCAAGTTAAGTACGGACAACCTGTTGTTAGAACTTTTACAAATGAAGACCTAACTTCTTTAGTTGTCAGAGTGTCTACGCCTGCATTGATGAACACCAATAAATCAAACGGCGACATTAATGGACACTCAATTCCTTTTAATATTGAGTTAAAGACGGACGATGGGCTTTTCCGTGTTGTTCACAGTGATTCCTTTAAGGGAAAGACTTCGGCTAAATATTCTCGCTCAATTGAGATTAGTTTACCAAGGAACGCAAAATCTTGGACGGTTCGCATTAACCGCTTGAGTAAGGACGCAACAACTACTAATATTCAAGACAAGTTTTATGTTGATGCTATTACAGAAGTTATTGACGCTAACCTATCCTACCCTAACAGTGCCCTTGTAGGTATCCACGCTCTTGCTGAACAATTCCCTACAGTACCCAAACGTGGGTATGAGATTTACGGGATTAAAGTAAAAATACCTAGTAACTATAATCCTTATACAAGGGTTTATTCTGGTGCTTGGGACGGGTCATTTAAAATTGATTGGACGGATAACCCAGCGTGGATTTTCTACGCCTTAGCCACCCATCCTCTTTATGGTCTCGGACAAAGAATCAAAGAACCTCAACTTGACAAGTGGGGGCTTTACCAAATTGCAAGGCATTGTGACCAAATGGTGCCAAATGGTAAAGGAGGTACAGAGCCTCGGTTTACTATTAACACGTACATTCAAAATAGAACGCAAGCCTATGAGTTACTTCAAAACATTGTGTCCGTGTTTAGAGGTATGGTGTACTATGCCGCTGGTTCTGTATTCGCTGCGTCCGATCGCCCTTCCATCGAATCCCCTTACATTTTCTCTCCCTCCAACGTCGTTGACGGAAAATTTATTTATGAGGGAACACCAAGAAGTAATCGTTATTCTGTGGCGGTAGTTGGTTGGAACGATCCTGATGACATGTACCGTCAAAAGTACGAGTACGTGGAAGACCGTAAAGCTATGTTGCGATATGGTTACGTACCCACCGAATTCAATGCCTTTGGCTGTACATCTCAAGGTCAAGCACAGAGAGCTGGACGATGGGCGTTATTAACGTCAAACCTTGAAACACAGGTAGTTACGTTTACGGTTGGATTGGAAGCTTTAAAGGTAATCCCCGGCAGTATTTGTGCAATTCAAGACCCTAGTAAGTCCAATATGGAAAAAGTGTCTGGTCGAATTGCTTCTAGTTCACGTACTACGGTTACTGTGGATAGAGATCTTAACCCTTCCGTACATGTTGGACACAAACTACTTGTTACACTTCCTAGTGGAGTAACTGAAGAAAGAACGATTTCAAACATTAATGAACGTACCATTACTGTTGGACGGGCGTTTTCAGTACCCCCACAACAAGAAGGTCAGTGGGCGATTGAAACAAACATTAAGTTGCCATTGTACCGTGTTCTTTCTGTAGTTGATAAAGGAGACTTGCAATACGAGATCCGAGCAACACAGCATGAACCGTCTAAATATGTTGCGATTGAGTCAAAGACTCGCATTGACCCTAGACCAACCTTAAACTGGGGTGTTCATGGAGCGACCCCTAAATCCCCCTCAGAACTTGATATTAGAGCCTCAGCGCAAGGTATCGATGGTCAAGCATCAATTGTTGTAGGTGAAATTACTTGGTCTAGCGATGTTGCAAGGCATGAAGTACGTTACCGTGTTAACGACGGAGCGTGGGTAAAACGATTTGTTGTTGGAACGTCCCTTGAAATACCTAACTTTAAGTTTGGCACATACACCATTGAAGTAACAGCGGTTAATATTCAAGGGTTAAGATCAACAACGTCAACCATAACTAAAAGTGTCACTGGTGTTGAGTTTGCACTTAGCACCCCAACAGGCTTGCGACTTGAAGGTGCTTACACATCAAGTTGGTTAAAAGTTGTTTGGAATGCAGTTAGAGGGGCTACCAGTTACACCGTTAGATTGTCATCACTTGGTGTTGTTAGACGTACCGTGGTTGTAGGTAATACGTTGCGTTATGACTATAGTGCGGCGGACATGAAGGACGATGGAGGACCTTGGCGAAACGTTACGGTTGAAGTCATGGCAAATGGTCCTTTTAGTGCCAAGTCGGATTGGGCAAGTCTTGCTGTAAGTAATCCTCAAATTGGACCTTTACAAGGGATTGAGGTATTGCCTAATACTCGCTCCATCGTCTTTAACTGTATTAAACCTTCAGAATCCGATTTCGCTGGTTATTTGTATTGGATTAGTGATGATCCTAACTTCAAGCCAAACGAAAGTAATGCCACTAAGGACGCCGACTTTAACCAAATTTTCTTTGAACTTTATAAAGGCAAACCTTTAGAACAAAAAGACTACTATATTTGGGCAGCAGGTTATGACACGTTCGGCAAAGATAATCTCAACATCAGCCCGTCTTATAAGGCGAAGCCGCTTTTATTAAAGCTCGACCCGCAGTCAATCACAGAAGAGATGATTGCTGACGGTGCGTTTACTATCACAAAGTTTGCGGATAGTATTAAGCCACCATTGGTGGTTGACAAACTTCCAACTGACGCCAAAGAAAACGACCAAGCGATACATGCGAGCACAGGTAAACTCTACCGCTATATTGGTGGCGTGTGGAAGCCTGTAATCCAAGAAGTGGGCGATATCGACAGCTTGCCTGCTGATAAGATTGACGGCACCTTGGGATTAAATCAGGTTCCCGCTATCCCGACGACGAAGCTGAATGGACAGATGCAAGCTAATCAAATTGCTGCGAACGCAGTGGGGGCTAACCACATCGCTGCAAATGCTATCGATGCAGGGCACGTTAAGGCTCGATCTTTAACGGGCGATAAGCTTGTAGCTAACAGTGTGACAGCAAACGAATTGGCGGCAAACAGCGTTACTGTCGGCAAAATCGCAGCAGGCGCAGTGGGCGCTGACCAGATTTCTGCTGGTGCGATTACATCAGAGAAGATGACGATTAGAGGGCACAATTTAATACCTAACAGCGATTTCTCAATGGGTGACTTTACTGATTGGAGTGTGTGGGCTGGAAGTGTTCAGATTGTCAAGGTAAAAGATGTTGTGCCTCCGTCAGACACCAGAGCAATTAATTCCCCTTCTCAATTCGTCGCATATCTTGTACACTCTGCTGAAGCAAAGGTACAAGCAACAGGTATGTTTGCCTTTAGCCGTAGCTACACAAAATCTGATGCAAAGGAGATTCCTGTCAAAGCAGGAGAAACATATTATTTTTCCGTGGATCTTACCAGAGGTGGAACAGGAAAACCTGAATCAGTTTTTTATGTTTACGTGTACTTCTTTGACAAAGACAACAACAATTTAAGGGGATATGCTGCAATTGGAGGTGTGCCGATCACTTCTCTTCCTTATAAATGGGTTACTAGAGAAGGTAAAGTAGTTGTTCCTTCCGGAGCAGCAAGGATGAGTATTTATTTTTATTACTATTCCCCTGCCTCCGACAATACAGGTTCAGCATTGTTTTTTACCAATCCCAGATGTATTCGCATGATGGACTCCTCACTCATCGTCGATGGATCAATCAAAACCCAACACATGACTGCTAACTCAATTCAAGGGGATCGCATAGCTGCAAACACACTGAATGGTGACCGTATGATTGCAAATACGCTTCACGGCAACAGGATTCAAGCAAATACAATCACAGCAGACAGACTTGCTGCTAACACGATCACAGCCACATCCGGCAATATTGCTAATGCAGCTATAACAAACGCCATGATTGCTAATGGTGCGATTACGGAAGCAAAGATCGGTAACGCAGAGATTACCTCTGCAAAAATTGCTAATGCTGCCATATCGAGTGCGAAGATTGGTAATTTACAGGTTGATACGATTAAAATTGCGGATCATTCAGTTACTACATTATTAGTAGCAACTTCCACTTCTTTTAATATTTCAATCAAAGCGCCAGCTACTGTATTAGTCATAGCTTCTGGAATTGAAAGAAGTTTCTCTAGTTTCGTGTCATCTATCAGTCTGGGCGGACAGAGTTCTTCAAGAAATTCCACATCTTATTATGGCACGTTTATAGGTAGAGAACGTATATTTCACGGCTCATATACGTTTACATTGGTGGTCGATCTTTCTGTGGGCAATCATACACTTACGAGCAACAACGCTGGAATAATTTCAGTTTTTATTAGGTACAAATAATGATAATCACTTTTTATAAAGATAACGGCGAGATAGACGGTTACATCGAATCTAGTGACCCCTATCAAATTGAAGCAAACAAGGTAGGTAATTGGGTGATGGGCAAAGCCGATCCCGCCACGCAATACATCAAAAATGGACAAATAACAGATCGTCCAAACCAACAAACTAATCTCACTGGCTTAACACTTACAGATTTGCCTAATCCCTGCACTATTTTTATCAACGGGCAATCTTACGAGTGCGAAAGCGAAACAGCAGAACTTGAGTTTGACCAGCCTACAATCTACACAATTAGAGTAGAAGCTTGGCCGTATCAAGACTGGGAGACGACTTATGAAAATAAAGCATAAAGAATATCCAATTCCACATAGAGTGGGTAGGTACCCTTATGTAGGGGATCAGTTAGACGCTATCTATAAAGGGTTTGTAGCAATACAAAACCAAGGTATTAAGCTACCACAAGAAACTCTGGATTGGATTAACTATATAGCTAGTATTAAAGAGAAATTCCCTAAGCATTGAATCTAAGGTTTCTATTTATAATCAAGACATTAAAACCCCAAATGTGTTACAATAGTTTAACCTTAAGAACTACAATAATAAAGAAAGGTTCTGAGCATTAACTTGGTAGAAGGCGATATTACGCCTGTAATACACATCGAAGTAACGGAACCGGGAAGGACGGTAGATCTATCAAGAGAAACCGTGTTAATTCACACACGACGTGTTGGTACGACAGAACCTGTAAGGACCATTCCCGGTCAGGTGCATGAAGCAAACAAAATCAAAGTCCCTTTACCTGAAGGTTTTACAGATGAAGTTGGGGATTTTGAAGCCGAGGTTGAAATTGTTGGTCGTCAAACCATTTACGGCACCTTCCAATTTAAGGTTAGGGAAAGATACCCAGATAAGTAATGTTGTACTTAAAGGTTGATTTTCCTCTCGCAAGAACTAAGGTAGAGTTTACCGAGAAAAGGTTAGTTGCAAGTTTAAATCAACTAACCTTGAAGGCTTGGTTGGTATCTACGTCTAATGATTTTTCTGAATTTGATGAAACCACGTTAATTGACCTAATAAACGTAGCAGCTAACTTCGGTTACACAAGTAAATCAACTATTTCTGACAGCTTAAATTTAAACCTTCCGATTCCCGTAGTAGAAGACAAGTCGCAATCTAAAGATGCCATCAAGTTTACTTTACCTAAACTTGAGTTTATGGACGTTAACGTTCATTATTCTAAACCCAAAATAGGGCTTCCATCGCCAACGTTAAAGGAGACTTCAAGATCGTTTTATCGAGTAAGCACTAAGATACCAAACCCAACCTTGAAAGATCTCGTGATGTTGCAATCGAAGGCAACGATTGATATTAGGTATAGAACTCATAGTCTTTCTGAAATTAGAAGCATAGCGTTGGCTTTATCCTCATTTCCATTGAAGGACTTAAACAAGACGTACGATTATTTGACTTGTGGGTCACAACTCAAACCTAAAAGTACTACCCACTTGCTAGAACAGTTGCAATATGAATTAAGTTTACCTAGCAAGGACCAATCTAAAATATTGTCTGAGGTTGAAATAAAGATACCTGATGATTACGCCATTAATTATTTTGGCGAGTCTTACAACCTTGGCTCTTATAAAACTACCTATAACTAGAACAATAAGGAGTTCATATGAAAAGTTTAAACCACAGCAAAGGCGTAATTACAATTATCCGCCATACACCTTCTGGGGATATTATTGACGTTACACAAAACATGGAAGTTCGTACAGGTGCAGAACATCGAGCGAAAGTATTCAATGGGGAAGCCAGTCAAACAATCACTCACATTGAGCTTGGGTCAGGGGTAAACGAAGTTGACTTTGAAAACACAAACCTAACTTCCCCTCTTTCTGATGCTAAAGCTGATGTTCAAGTTAGTAGAAATGGTCACGTACTTACTTACACTGCTGAATTTCCTGCTGGTAAAGCGACAGGTGCAATTACCGAGTTAGGTTTGTTTGCAGGGGAAGTTTTATGTAACAGAGCAACTCGACCTGTGATCAACAAGCTTGAAAACGAATCAATTACAGTGATTTGGTCAACAGAGTCTGTACCTGCTGGTCAAGATTCTTCTATATAAAGGTGACTGTAATGGCAGGAATCACCTATCGACGAGTCAAACAAGATCGTTTGACAAACGATGAAGTAGACAATAACTTCCAATTCCTTGATGAAAAAATCGACAATAGTTTCCAACAAGTAAGGACTATTCTTGACGAAAAGTTAATAACCTAGGTGACTTAGCTAAGCTGAAAACGACAGGGGAAATATCTAAGTATCTTAATGCTAAAGGTGAATGGGCGGAGTTAATAATCCCAGAATACTCCACAGCTACTAGTACTACTTCAGGGTTAATGTCTGCATCAGATAAGATCAAATTAGATCGAATTAACGTAGATTCTTTTGGTATTGATTTAGATATTTCAATCCAAGTAACCTTATTTGCACCCTTTTCATTGTCAAGGGCAGGTGTATGGGAATTTAGTGCTGACGGTATTACTTGGAACAAAACAGGTAACCTAGTGGCTAATACGCCTTACTACATAAAGAACTCAAATCTATCCCCTGCTATTACCGATTTTTCATTAAGAAATCATATTAAAGAGATTCTTTATTGGGGCGAGAATATTACGCAGCTAACCAATATTGGTGGTATGGAACTTGTTACTGTTCCTGATTATTTACCGCCTAAAGTTACTAGCTTACGAAGAATGTTCGCAATGGCTAATCAATTTAACCACCACAATATAAGAAATTGGAACACTTCTAATGTGACAGATTTCTCTAGCATGTTTGAAGAAGCAACATCATTTAATCAAGACATTAGCAGCTGGAACACAGCCTCAGTCCTTAACATGAACCGTATGTTCTACGGAGCAACTTCATTTAATCAGGACCTCTCTAGGTGGGATGGTTCTAATGCCTCTAATGCAGATTTTGCCTCCGGTTCCGGATTTGAAGAAGATACTTCCAAACACCCTATGTGGGCTCCTCCTATTATTTTTAAAGTAACGGTGAAGGAAAGCCTCTAACTTATGTATCTACTATTTCCGCAGAGGAAGATAAGTTTTATCAGTTAGAGGGGAAATGGTATTACATTGCAGCGGACAAGATAAATAATAATGACAATTGGGTAGGTAAAAAACATATATATGCAAGAAGACCAATTGAATTTTATGAGTTGTTTGACGGTGAAAAATCAAAATTATCTATTATTGATAATTACCTACACATAACAATACAAGATAAGCATGGAGTTACCAAAACAATTCCCCTGTCTCAAGTAATAACTTCTAGGCTTATTGATAACTTTCCGAAAGGTTTTATACTTGTCGATAATAATAGTAATTTCGTTCATATTCCTGTTGGTACAATTGCTGACATTAGTACTTGGGACACCAGTAATTTAACTGGCATGGGGAGGTTCTTAAGCTATGAAGTTTTTTTACAAGTAACGGATATCAGCCAATGGAATACATCTAAGGTAACTAATATGGATTATGCTTTCAATGAAAATAGTACCTTCAATCAGGACCTCTCAGAGTGGTGTGTTCCACTGATCAAAACAAAACCTTCTTTCTTTGCAAAAAGGTCTCCCCTAGAAAACTCACCTGAAAAACACCCTAAATGGGGTACTTGTCCTAGAGGGGAGAACCGATAATGTATATCCGTTTTACAGAGCATAATTATGTGTTTATTGATAGACCTGACTGGATTGGTGATGATAATAAACCAATGTCCGATGAGGCACTAGCAGAACAAGGCATATACAAAGTTATTGATATTAAACCAGAGTATGATGAGAGAACGCATACCATTGAACTCTCTAATGCAAGGACTTGGAAGCAAGAGGGTATTCAATACATTGCAGCGTATGATCTTAAACCAATTGATTTGAGCATTCTAAAAAACGAAATTAAGAATAAAATTACAGAGAAGCGGTGGGAAGTCATGACAGGAGGTTTAAAACTTCCTAACGGTACTCGAATTGCTACCACTGTAGAAGATCAGAATAGAATATCAACGGTAGTTTCTAACTCTCATTTAGCTGGTTTAACCAAAGAATCAAAAGTAGATTTTAAAGCTAAAAGTGGTTGGGTAACTCTAACCATTGGTGAGTTAGAGACCATTACAGGCTTAATTGGTAAATTCTTACAGCGGTGCTATACAGCTGAGAGACAGCACCATGAAGCAGTAGATGCTTTAAGTGATGGTTTAGCTATTGTTGATTATGATTTTAATAAAGGTTGGAATGATAATGAGTAAACGTACATTTGGTTATCAAATTCCAATTGCTATTGATCAGTTATTCAATACACTTTTAGCGGGACATGCTGATGAAACCTTATCTGCAAGGGCTTGGCGCATGCAGCATTTGAAGAAACGATGGGCATTGATGAAACGTATGATTGATTTAATTTTCTTTTGGCAAGAAGATCACTGCTATCAATCTTACCTTTCTGAGAAGGAGCGCAAGCATTACCCAGAATACTATAAGAAATATAACATTAAATAATAAAATCCCTCTTGCAAGAGGGCTTTAAAATTACACTTCCACAAATCCTTTGTGTTTAAACTTGTTTAACTTTCTAACTGATCCATCAGGCTGAATTTCCTCCACGCTCATGCGCTCAGAAAATGCATAAACTGGCATAACACTGTGACTTTTGAGTGCATTTTCCAACGCACTCATTAAGTATGGCGCACCTCCGATCATCGCCTTAAAAAAAGACGGATCGTCATCGTCATTGCCAAGACCATTAAACATCACCAGTAGCGCAATATCATGTGCTCTGTCCTCTATTTCTTGATAACTTGGTAAATGTTCAAAAGTTAGCAAGCTCTTGAGCATCTCAAGTTGTTCACCCTGCAAGTCAACAACCCCTGCATCAATTTGGTCTTGGGTTGCTGGGTGCTGTGTTAAGTTTAAAATTTTCATATGCAATCTCCTAATCAATAAACTTTATTATGCCCCATCAAGGTATGTCCTCTAGTTTTAGCAAGCTTGTGATTTTACGGCATCATCTATACGTTTACCTATCCATCTAGCGACAGGTACTGCCCAACTATTGCCAAGCGCCTTGTATCGGTGCCCATCTGGGCATTCCTCTGCGGGTTTATTGCGCCAAGGTATTTGCGTATATTTATCGGGGAATCCCATCAGTCGTTCACACTCCACTGGGGTTAGCCTGCGTACTTGATAGGCTGGCGGATTCAACACCGCCACGGCATGATGGTGGTTGCTTGTTAGGGTGTTTTGCGGATCGTATGGATCTCCGATGCCTGATCCCATGCGAGGATTAAGGTCATCGCTTGGTCGACCCTGTATGGTCATACTGTTTAGAGGCAGGTAAACGGTTTGCGTTGCCACCGCAACGGCATGGCGATCAGCAGATGTTTGCGTAAAGCAAACGCCCGTATCATCATAGCCTGAACCTTGCGGGCCATTCTCTGGTTTTCTGCCTACCATGCTCCCTTGGACGGCAATCGCCTGATTCACTTCCCCGCCTCCGTTACCTGATCTCAACGTTGGCGCTAAGTTTTCGGTAGCGTCTCGGAAATAGTCGTTTTGAGTACCTGCTATAACGACTGACTGAGCTTGTGGGCTGCATGTATCCAGCGCCCCGAACACATCACCACTCACAGGGTCTTGTCTGGCGTTGAATGCGACCACCAAATCCTTAGCGTCTTTGTGATCACGAGCTAGCAGGGTGCTAGCTGAATCGTCTTCCTCATACTCACCGAAAGCAGCCATCCGGTATCCGTGGGGGTGTTTTACTAAAGTCTCTGAGCCTCCACCCAAATCACCCCCTGCGGCTCGTAGTGTGCCTACCCCCTCGGAGTATCCACCGAAGCTTGAAGACGTAAAGCCTGTTCCAACATTTCCGGTAGCTTCTTGCCCCTTTTTTCTGCTCGGTTGAGTATCCCTTCGCACGCAGTCGAACTCAAAAAGTATTTCTGAGGGACTGAAGTCCTCTCTAGCACTTGCGATAAGAAACACACGCTTGCGTCGTTGGGCCAGTCCGAAATATTGGGCGTCAAGCAATCGCCATGCGATTGCTCTTTGGGGTCCAAACACAGCACCTGCGTTCGTCCATCTCTTCCCTGATGGGATAAGTGCTTCATCTTCTCCGGCAAGTGCGCCAAGCAAGCATCCAAAGGCGTTTGTCTTGTCGCTGAAGATTCCCGGTACGTTTTCATATAGGACGATGACGGGCGGACGGTTGTGTTTGCGTCTGATTCGATCTGCATGGTTGATTATCTCCGTAAAGGTTAAAGTTAGGTTTCCTCGTTCATCGTTTAGCCCTTCCCGAGCACCCGCAATTGAGAACGCCTGACAAGGCATTCCTCCAACGATCATATCTGCGTCTCGGAAATACTCCTCTGGCCACTCTAGAAACGTTGTCATGTCGCCCATGTTAGGCACGTCGGGATAATGATGAGCTAACACTTCGCTAGGGAACTTTTCAATCTCCGAAAAGCAAATAGCCTGCCAACCAAGAGGGTTAAACGCAACACTTGCAGCTTCAATGCCTGAGCAGATACTTAAAAAATTCATAGCTATAAATATAATTTATTTTGAAAAATAATACACCAAATATTTAGTGTCAACTTTTTTTGATTAAAAATTAAAAGTTTAAGGTAAATAAAACCTCTTGATTCAAGAGGTTTTAAAGTTGTTTGGAGCGGACTAAGGGAATCGAACCCTTTTAAACTGCTTGGAAGGCAGCCACCTAGCCAATCGGTCAAGCCCGCAACAAGTCAAATCTTGCAAGATTCACACTCAGAATCTTCTTCTGTCACTGCTTCAGCGTCTTGAGCTTCCATGCGCTCTTTATTCGCTTTCTCAATCTCGTCAAAATCCGTGTTTTTCAAGAACTCTAAATCTTCAGACATAACTGGTATACACCCTAAAATTAAATGTTACGCTAGATATTATTACCTATAAATGCTAAAATGTCAACATTGACAAACTCTATAAAAATAATAAGTCATGAACACACACTTGAAAGTATCTGAAAAAGGTAAAGCCTTAATCAAAGAATTTGAGGGATTGAGACTAAACTCCTATCAAGACTCTGTCGGTGTTTGGACCATAGGTTATGGTCATACAGGTACCGCAAAACCAAACCAAACCATCACTGAAAAACAAGCTGACGAGTTACTTGACAAAGATATTGTACGCTTTGAAGACTCGGTTAAAAAAGCAGTGAAAGTTCCTCTCACACAAAATCAATTTGATGCCCTTGTATCAATTGTATTTAATGTGGGTGAGGGAGCTTCCCATAAATCGGGCATCATAAGACTTAAAGACGGTCAACCTTCCACGCTACTCAAGCGATTAAACAGCGGAGATTACTTGGGAGCGGCACTTGCATTCCAAAGTTGGAAGTACGCTGGAGGTCGTGTACTACGTGGGTTAGAACGAAGACGAGAGGCAGAATTCAAACTTTTCATGGGGAAATAAGTGGAAGGAAACATTAATGAAATCCCTTCTTGGGTCTCCCTGATTACAACTTACTTAGGAGTCCCTTTAGGTGTTGCCGTCATCTTGGCTATTGCTTGGGTCTCTATCAAGTTGGCTTGGAATCTTTACAAAGTACACGACGCTCGCTCTGATGGTTCAGTATCCTCTTTTGAACACTTGAACAGAATCCTTGAAAACAGAGATAGAGAAGTTGAAAGGCTTACCCGTCTTGCTTCCGAAGCAAATGATAGAGCGGCCGAAGCTTACAAAGAACGAAACGATGCCGTGGCTAACGCAAGAGCGCAGGAAGTTAGGATTGAGATTCTAACCGAGCAAATTAACGTCCAAAGCAAGCGAATCAAGGAGCTTGAACAACAGGTAATGGAGTTAACAAACAAAGTAACAGAGCTATTGGAGGTTGTACATGAGAATTCTAACTAGAGAATTAACTAGAAATCCAAAAAAATTTAGATCGGTCATGTGTTCCTTGATTGTGATAATCCTACTGTGTTTTACATCTCTCGGATTCATTGGGGGGTATGCTTTAAGGTCGGCAGATCTCCGCTTCTACCTTGCCGTAGAAAAACACAAGTTTGACTTGCTGGCAGGGGTTGTGGTCGACCGTATGCCGTCCATCATACAGTCAATTATTGACTTGCAATATAAAGGGGTATCAAAAGAAGAAAAAATAAAAGACAAAGAAGAACATATAAACAGTCTGAAAAGCACAATTAACCAATTACGAGAAATTGATGCAAAAGATAAAAATGTGCTCGAAAGGTTCAAGGAGTTTGAGTAAGTATGGAAATTGGTAGAACTACGTTTGCCGCAATCATGTTAATCGTTCTTTTGACTCTTCCCAGTTGGTTTTATGGTTACATTCAAGGGCAAAACAAAATCACAGCCAAATGGGAAGCAGAAAAGAAACAACAACTTGAAGATACACTACAAAACCTAAACCTTGGACTTAACACGAGTTATAAGTTGGGGCTGCAATACGAACAAGAAAGGGAGGAAGTTAGATATGTTACAAGAACACTGGTTAAAGAGGTACCTAAATACATCAAAGATACTTCTAGTTGCCCTAAGTTGCCTGATGGTTGGGGCGTGCTCCACGACTTCGGTGCAAATCCTTGAAGATAAAGCCCCTCCTCCTTCAAATTTGATGCAACCCCCACCGCCACTTCAAACGTTGAACAAAGAAAACCCTACGCCTGAAGAAGCGATTGAGGTTGTTCTGTTGAACTACGGCTTATATCACGAGATTTCTCTACGTTTGCAAGGTTTGCAAGCTTACGTCAATGAAGTTATCTTGCAAAACAATTAG